GGTATCCGTAAGGTTGCTGGTGAAGAAGAAATCCTTGGTGCTATTACAGGAAATATTGTTTTCTTTGATGGCGGGTTTCGTGGGACAACATGGACTTACATAGCAGCCACACGCGAGGGTAAGTGGTACAAGATTACTTCTGCGGGAGTATCAAACATTACGCCTGGCGTTGGTGCTAATCCCAACGTTGCTTTGTCTGGCTATTCAGATGATGTAAATATCACATCCTCATGGGTTGGTAATGTTTTCTTTATTAACGACAGCTTGCGCCCTCCAATGTATTTCTTGGCTACTGCTACAGAGATATACATCTACGATCAAGCGCCTGACAATTATGTATGGAACTATGAATCTACTCTTGGCGTAACCGCAGTAACCGCTAACTTTGTCCGAAACTATTCTTCACCCAATGTGGGTAATATCTTGGTTGCTGGTAATCTGACTAAGACCAATGGCGGTATTACAACTAACTATCCAACAACCATTCGCTGGTCACAGGCTTTTGCTAATACTGGTGTACCTGCTACTTGGTCGCCAACACTGAATAACGTAGCCAACGAGCAAGAAGTTCCTGTTCGTGGTCCTTTGATTGATGGTTTCTTTTTGGGTGCTAACTTCTATCTCTGTAGTTACTGGGATACAGTAGTTATGTCGCCTATTGCCTATCAGAACTCTACAGCTCCAGTGTTTGGGGTTCGCTTGTTTAACCAAGGTCGTGGGTTGATGCACAACAACTGTTGGTGCAATACAGACTCAGAAGTCTATGGTGTAGATAGTAGGGATATTTGGGTATTTGACGGCTCTGACTTCCGTTCGCTTGGAAATCAAAAAGTAAAGAATTATTTCTTTGCCAACTTAAACCAAACGTACGCAGACCGCATGTTTTTGGTAAACAACACCCAAAAGAATCAAGTTGAGATTTACTATCCTGACCTTAATTCCACAGGTTGGTGTAACAAGATGCTGTCTTGGAGATACGACTTAAAACTCTGGAATGCTCCTAGAGATGTAGCTAATGCTTGCATGGGTACAGAGGCTCCTGTGTATAGCGGATCTGCATTTAACTATGCTTCCAGAACAGTGGCTTATGCCCGTGGTAGCGTAAGTGGTTCTAAGATAAGACAGACCAACATTACCAATGGGTTTGCTGGCTCTGCTATACCTTGTTTGTTTGAACGTACTAACGCTGCATTACAGACCGCTGAAGGGCCTGTTCCTTATTCGGCTAAGGTGTATATCCACCGCATCCTTCCTGAGTCTGTAGGCACTGGCAAACTAACCATATCGGTTGGTGGTGCTAATTCTGCAGCGCAGACACCCACATACGGAACATCTGTTCAAACAGACATAAATACAGACAATCCTTGGGTAACTACTCAACAAAACACTGTCAGAACTGTTGCTATCAAGATGGAATCGAACGATTCGACCGATACGTGGAATGTGCCTGCATTGAACTGGCAGGCCACTATTACTGAGGACGCTTACTAATGCCGTTCTTTCTTGATGGAAACCCAACACAGGCTGAAGTATCAGAGGCAGTTAACTACCTCCTGAGTAACTTTACGCAGAATGTAAATGCTGACCCTGGTACTGGACAAGTAAGCGGTCCTACAGGCACAGTTACTGGTTATCTATATAAATATGTGTCTGTCAAATATGCCGATAGTTTTGATGGAACTGTTAACTTTAGTAACTCACCGACTAATAGACTGTATTATGGAATTAGGAATTCTGATTCCAGCACAGAGTCTACTAATCCTGCTGACTATCTTTGGTCGCTAGTAGCGGGTGGATTTAGCACAACAAAAAACCTTTATTACATAACTACTGGTGGCAGACAAATTCAATTTGCTGTAGCTACATCTATTCCTAATACTGGATGGGTTGTTGACCCAAGCACCGCCATCGACTTAGACGTTATCAGTGGTGCTAATGGACCTGCTAACTTTGTCATCATTCGCGTAACAAACGATTCGTCTGCCCCTACAAATGCTGAATGTATAGCGGCAATAGGTAGAACACCTATTTCTGGCGATTTGGCTACTGTTAACTACAACAGTGGCATATCTTCTATTGTCTACAAGTACACCACAGGTTGGGCGGTATTCCAAAAGTACATTACTGGCGATTTGATTGTTGCTGCTTCTATTGTGGCTGCCAACATAGCCTCTGGAACTATTACTGCTACACAAATAGCTGCCAACACTATTACTGCCAACAAGTTAAATGTTTCCCAGTTATCTGCCATAAGCGCTGACTTGGGATCTATTACGGCAGGCACTATTAGATTGCCAGGCTCTGGAACTAGTTACATCATTGTTGATGGCGCTAACAACCGCATAGACGTGTACGACAGTGGCACACTTCGTGTCAGACTGGGGCAGTTGTAATGGCTTATGGCTTACAAATCTTTGATTCCTCTGGTAACAAAACTCTTGATGTAAGCGATTCTCTTACCAAGACTATTGCTACTTTTGTAACTTCGACTAGCAATGGTTCGGTTACTTATTCTCAATTAGCAGGTGGTCGCCCTTGGGTAGCCGCTTATCGTGAACCAACTAGTTCTGCAACGCAATATGGAGCAGCAATTGTCTCAGTATCTGGAACCACAGTTAGTTGGAGTTACTATAGTCTTGCTTCTGGCAATCGCGCACCTATGCGCGTCTTTGTGGGCATATATTAAGATGACCTACGGCCTTACTGTTTACAACACTACCAATAACTTGGTGGTTGATAACACCTATAAAAACATGGGGTTAAGGAGTAAGACCGCTTTTTCTTTGGGTAGCGGTGGTGAGCAGACTATTACTTTGTCAAGCGCAAATAATCCTTTATTGTTTATTAGTTCTTCTGATCAAGTAGGCGTAATTGAGGCGGGTTTGGCAGGATCTACCTATACATGGGTTATCAGGGCAGCAGCCTCCTCTACGGGTAATGTGTATGTATTTGATGATCCAGTAAATTCCACATCTACCTATGGCCTCAAAGTATTAGATTCATCAGGCAATCAGGTGTTTAACTCTGATAACAAGTACATCCGTGTAGTCGATGTATTTAGTTGTAGTTTTTCTGGTAATGGTTTTAACACCACAGCAAACACTCCAGCAGTAAACAGATCATATTCAAGTGGTAATTACGCTGTTTGTATAGCAACCCCAAGAGCAGGCTTTGACGGGTTTAACACCAGCGCTATTCGTACAGATTCAATCACCACAACATCTACTTCTATAAGCATTCAAAATACAATAACAAAGTCTTTTGTAGGCCCTTGGTCAACTCACACAGGGTTACTAATCACAACTGGCAGTGTTTTTGCCATGACTATTGACGTTACAGGATATTAATATGGGTTATTCAGCACAGGTACAACAAAGCCCAACCCAGAACTCTGGCAAGGCAGGAACACAACAACAATTTACCGATGCTACTAAGCAGGCGGTAGGTAACGTTACAGACGCTGTACAACCCCAAGGTAAGGGTGGTAACTACTCTATGTCTGCAACATCAGGACAACCACAGATGGGAGCCCCTAATCAATACCCAAATACCATAGGTATGAAGGATAATATGCAAATACAACCTAATCAAGCGCAAGCTAAGGGTAAAGGAGTCTAATCATGGGAATGGGATCAGGTAAATCTTCAGGTAGTCAGCAAACGATTCTTACGCCAGAACAGCGTCAAGCACTACAAGCCCAGACAGAATTTATGACTGGCACGGCAATGCCAGCCTATCAAAATACGATAGGACTAGCCAAGGAAGCTTATGGACAAGCCGCTCCTGAATCTAATATGGCTGCCCAGCAAGCATCTCAAATTGCCGCTGGAACTGGCGCTTTACAGGGTGCTGCTGGCGCTCAAGCTTATAACACTGGTTTACAGGGAATGTCTTCTTTGTTTGGCCCGCAGTACGAGCGAAATCAAATTAACGCTGCCTTGCAATCAGGTCGTGAATCTGCCCGTGAAAGTCTTGGTCAACAAAACGCTATGTATGGCGCGGCTGGTGGATTAGGTTCTGCGCGTATGGCTTTGGCTGACACTAACATGGCAAACTTAAACGCTCAACGACAAGCTACTGCTGCCGCTGGCGCACAGGCACAAGTTCAGCAAAACCAATTGGCTGCTGCACAAGGTCTTACACAAGCTGGCGCTGCTGGTTTGGGGGCCGCCAATCAAGCGGCTGCCGCTCGTATTGGATACGCACAAACCCCACAAGATGTATTGGCAAAGTACGCTTCTGTTGTGTTTGGTATTCCACAGGCTGGCACAACACCAAACTTTGCTGGAACTCAAAGCAGTACAGGTCAAAGCCAAAGCAAGGGCTTCAAGCTTTAAGGAGTTTATATGGCAGAAAGTCATCCATTTGCAAATGCTGGTTTAGGAATGTTTGGGCAAGATGTAGGTCTTGCTCGATCTGAATCTACGCCAGAAAGAAAGACTGACAAAGAAGGCAAGCCATTAAATCCTTTAGCGATGATTGGTGCGGCAATAATGCAGGCATTTGGCGGTAACGATAAAACTTCAAGTATGGGTGCTGTGCCAGAAGGTTCTGTACCAGCCCCGCAATATGAACCTAAATCTATTGCACCAGAAGTTAATCAACAACAATATGTAAATCCATATCAAAGTGGCGGTGGCCCTAATCAAATATGGGGCAATCAACCAGCACAAAATCCTGTATATGGCGGTGTACCAATGAATCCACAAACAAGATTAACAGGTGGTTTTAATCAACCCAATCCGTTTGGATCGACTACAACAGCACAGCCACAAAATACTACTTCTGGCTATCAGCCATTAACCAATCAGTTTTGGGGTGCAAGATGACTGAAGAAGAATTAAGAACTCAACAAGCCGTTGCCGAACAATCTGCCAATCAATTTGCAGGACCTAACAACGGTTCTATTCTTGTTAATCCTCGTCCAGAGCCAACGCCTAGCCAGCAATTTGATATTGCTGTAGATGCTAAAGACCCAAAAGCAATACTTGGCGTAGCCCAAAGACATGCTGGAACAGATGTTGGCTTTGCCGCTCTTAAAGCAGCAGACGTTGTGTTTAAAGGAGAGCAAGAATTTAATGCCATGACTGCGCCTATTGAAAAGGCAGGCGGTCTTGGAACTCCAGAAGGCAACATTGCCGCTACTAAACAAGCGCAAAAGTTATTTAAACAAGATGAGCCTCGTTATAAAGATGCGCTTATACATTATTTAACAGGCGATACCAACATGGCGCGCGCCATGCTTACTGGTGGTACGACCGCTCAAACTACTGTTACTGACAGTGATGGCAAATTAATATTTGTTACCAAAAATCAACTTGGCAAAGTGGTTGACGTTGAAGATGCGCTTGGTAATAAATTAAGCCGTGAAGAGTTTGACAAGCGTTATGTAGGCCGTCAAACCTATGAAAACACATTAACTTACAAAAACCAAGAACAACAACAAAAAGATAATATTACTGCTTTAAAAGAAAGTCAAAAAGTTAACAATGCTAATGCTTCATTTCAAACAGAAGCGGGAATGAAAAACAGCCGTATCTTTGACAACATTGCTTACTTACGCAAAAAAGGTATTGACTTTAAATCTAAAGAATATGCGGATGTTTTAAAGTTTACTAGCAATAGTTTAGGCACTGCTGATGCTACATCTAAAGGCAAGACTACTTTAGATCAAGTGCAAAAAGACATCAACAACAAAGAAGGTAAAAGCCTTACTAAAGAAGAAACAAATCAATTTGGTTTGGCTGGTAACGCTGATGTTAAAGGTGCTGGCACAGCAGGTGGTGGCTGGAAATGGACAAAAACTGGTATTGAACGTGAAGACAAATCTGAATCTAAAACTTTTGGTCAATTAAAACAAGCACAAAGTTCAGAAAATGCTAACAATGAAATTACACGCAATTTCCAGCAAACTAAAAACGATTTAATTAAATCTTTAAAGTTTCAAAAACTTGATAAAGAAGATCAAAACCGTATGCTTGCTGTGTTGGAAGACTCGGAACAAGTCAGTCGCAAGCAATTAGAAATTGCCTCTAAGTACGATACGCCAACATTTTTGATATTGCCATCTGCTATTAGCATTGAAGACCAAGGTGCAGCCGCTCAAGTTAAAGCCATTCAGGGCATGTTTAACTCTAGGGCAATGCAGTTATATGGTGAATATGAAAAGAAAATGCTTGCTGAAAGTCGTGGAGTTGTTCCTAATCCAAAAGAATTAGAAGCAGGATTTACACGCACAAAAGAATACAAACAATTGTTAGACGTTGCTAAAAAAGCATCTGATGATGTTTTAAGAGAACCTAAAACAGAAAAGCCTACTACAGCGCCTAAAGCAACTGGAGCAACACCTCCACCAGCGGGTGCAACTACAGAAACAAGAACTTCTGGAAGTAGACCGCCTCCTACCGAACCTGCACTTCCTAAAGGAATACCTAAAGGTTCTGTGAAATCTGGACGAGTTACGCCAAATGGAATTCCTTTGTGGAAAGCTCCAGATGGCACATTGCATACGGAGGATTAAATGGGTCAATGGAAGGGCGAGAGCCTATCTGAAGAAGAGTACAACTTCAACAACTTTGACAAAAATAAAGGTCAAAGCGGTGGCGCACTTAGTAATTTTGCTATTGAAGAACCAAAATCTGCTGCATCTTCTACTGTTGTTCAAACACCTGAACCTAAAAAAGAAGCATCTCAGGCTGAACAACTTGTTAATTTTCTAAGGTCTCCTGATACTCAGTCCGCAGGCATTGCTGCTGCTGTTGGTGCTGGTACGGTTTTAGCAGGTAAATCTTTATTGGGTCGTGGCAAAAATGCTACTCAAGAAGCGCCAAGAGTTGAGCCAACTTTTACAGAGCCACCTCCATTTGCTCCACAAAAAACTGGACAACCAGATGTAACTGATGTTGCCTCTCGTCCTGTTGGACAATCTCGTCCTCAACTAGGTGGTCCTACTACCGCGCCAGCCCCTGTTACACCTTCTGTAGCGCCTACAGCACCATCTACCCCTGCTGTTGCACCTAGTCCTATAGCTGGTGGCGCTCCTGCTCCTGTCAATGTAGCGCCTGCGCCTGTAGCACCTGTTGCTCCACCACCAGTTGATCCATTGGTACAAGCAAAATTAGATGCTATTGCTGATAAACAGCGCAGAGAAAACGAGGCACATGCTGCACAGCAACGTAGGTTAGATGAAATACATCAAACTAAGTTGGCTAATGAGGCTAAACGCGCTGAAAGCAATTTACAAAAGAATCAAGGCAAAACTGCTTCAACTACTTCTGTTGACGCACAAGCCACGCAATTACTTGTAAAGTCTGAAGAGAACAAATTATCTAAAGCTGTGGCAAGCGCTTCTGCACCTAAGCCTGTTACAAATGCTGTGCCACCTCCTGTTGCAACTGTTCCAACAGCTACTTCTCCAATAACAGCTGCTACACCTGCAACTGCACCTGCACCAACCACAACGCCAATTCAACCTAAAGCTGTTGTACCTAAAGTTCCTGAGGCAGGGGCATTGACTAAAGAAGAAGCAGGTATGAAGAAATACTTGATTAGTCAATATGGTGGTGGAACACACGGTGAACAAGCATATGAGAAAGCTATAGAGATACTTGGTAAACGCCCTGCATATGCGCCAGGCGAAGGCGGTGGACTTTCTGTTAAAGAGAATGACGCTATAAAAGCTTGGCGTAAAGAAAACATTGAAGGTCCAAAAGTTAATTTAACTTATGACATGAAAAAAGTAATGAAGGGTGCTGGTGGTTTGGCAATCCTTGCTTCTATACCTGGCTTTGCAGAAGCGGCACAACGTAAAGACTTTGGAAAGATGACTGACATTGCTACTGATTTTTTTGTTTTGCCTTTTGCACAATCAACAGAAGCAGGAATGCCTAAAGCGCAAGAAGAAAGTTTAATTTCTCAAAGATTTAAAGAAGCCCAGAAGTTGGGTAGCCCATATCGTTCAGTTCCACCACCGAGATAATCATGACAAATCACGATGAAACCGTAGGGGCTATTGCAGCCAAAGTAGCGCCACCAGTAACCGTATCACTGGCAACAGTGTATGGCCTTCAGGTTAGCGATCTAGTCATTTGGGCTACCTTGATATACACCTTGTTGATGATCGGTTTAAAGCTGTATCAGATATACAAAGAAGTAAAGAAGTAAGCCATTGAACCAACGCTTATCTTTGCTGGATGCAAACTTGCCTACGAAGGAATCAAGTCGGCAGTTGAGGCGTATCAAGACATCAAGAAGACTGGCGGTGAGGTTGCAGGTATTGCTGGTGAGGTCGGTGGGTTACTCTCGAAATTCTTTCACGGTCAAAGTCAGTTAGAAGAAGACTATAAGAAGAAGCAAGAAGAGACCAAAGAGTTAGCCAAGCAGGGTAAGGCCAAGAATGTAACCATGCAGGCCATAGACAATGTAATGCACGTCAGGCAGATCAGGCAGTATTACAAAGACTTGGAACACATGGTTAGATATGAGTTGGGTATGCCTGACTTATGGGTTGAGATACAAGCAGAACGCGACAAACTGATTGAAGAAGCCAAAGCAATAACCAAACTACAACAAGAGGCTGAGAGACAAGAGCAATTAAAGAGGCAAGAAAAAATACGAAGGATCAAAGAGAAAGTACATATATACATAGCAATACTGATTGCAGCGGTTTATGTGTACATTTCTGTTTGGTCTTTAACTTGGTTAGTTGAGTATGACAGGGAATGGAGATGGGGATACTGATATGGGAGATTGCTGTTATGGTAGTTGTCACCATACTTATCGCTGTGGTGGTAATTTGCGCGTCTTGGTTTGTGCGTGAGCATGACAAACGTGCCGACTACTATAAGAAACAAGCTGAAATTTGTTGGAGAAATAAATGAATGAACTATTCGGATTGCTTAAAAGTTTTGCGCCTACTCTTGCTACTGCTGTTGCTGGTCCTTTGGGCGGTGCCGCTGTTAGTGCTATTGCTAGTCGTCTGGGTGTTAGTGATTCTGTGGAGTCAGTAGCAAAGGCTATTGCGGGCGATCCAGCAGCCGCTCAGAAGTTAGCAGAACTGGAACTAGAGTATGCAAAATTGGACGCTGCTGACAGAGATTCTGCCCGTAAAAACGAAGTAGCCCTAGCGACGAGCGAACAAACCCCTCTGCTCAACAAGTCAGTAACACCTATTCTAGCGTTGGTGGTGGTGATTGCATGGGGCTTAATCCAGTATCACTTGTTGACACACGTAGTGCCTACAGAGATGCGTGAAATCATTATCCGTGTGTTAGGTACATTGGATGGTGCGCTAGTTATGGTTTTGTCTTACTACTTTGGCGCAAGCCATAAACACTAATATGTTGCTCACACCACACTTCACCCTTGAAGAACTTACCCATACTGATCACAGAGAGTATGACAATACCCCTAACAGTTCTGAGATAAATAACCTTAAGCGTTTAGCAGAGATGCTAGAAGAGGTTAAGACATTGCTTGGTGGCAAACCTGTTATGGTTAACAGTGCCTTCAGGTCTGCTCAAGTAAATGCAGCAGTCGGCAGTAAGGATACAAGCCAACATCGTGTTGGATGCGCTGCTGATATACGAGTACCTGCTATGTCTCCTGACGAAGTTGTCAAAGCTATTATTGCTTCAGGCATTCAATACGATCAATTGATTAGAGAGTTCTGTACACCAGAGGGTGGTGGCTGGACACACATATCTGTACCTAATAATCCATCAGGTACACCACGTAAGCAAGCATTAATTATTGACAAACAGGGTACTAGACCTTATTCATAAATAAGTCATATAACCTTTGTCTAATACGCACCATGAAAATACAGCGAGTAGATACGCGGCTCGATTCTGTGCAGAC